GAGCGGCGACACTGCCAGCACTGCGGCACGCCCATCCGTGTGCGCGTGGACATGTTTCTCCTCGCGGCGTTTGTGACTCAGCACGAGGAGACGTGCGCGCAGAAAACGGATGAGGAGAGGCAATTCTACCGGCGGCATCGACGGTGGCCGGTGCGGAGACATGAGCGTCCGAAGTGACGTGTTGTCACGGCGACTGACGCGGTGTTTTTGTGTTATGCTGTCGAGGGAGGACGAATGAAGGACAAGGACAAGGGCGCGGACAATATGACGCTGTATTTCCGGACATTCCGCCCGACACAGGGCGACTCATTCCGAATGGTCCGGGTGCCAGGGTCGACGCTGTGGACGGTGCAGGTGATTCGACTGAAGGGCGACAAGGTCGAGATGCGCGCGCTGCTCGATCCGCCGGACAGGCGAGATATTATCGAGAGAAAAGCCGCAGGCCTGATGCAGGAAGCCGAGCTCAGGAGGGATCGCCGATGACAGCGCTGTGGCCGCTGTGCATTCTCGTCCTCGGGCTCTGCGCAATGGGCGTCATCGTCTACCTCGATGCAAGGAATCGACGCGAGCGGGTCGAGGAGCGCATGGCGCGTCGACAGGCGGATGAGCTCCGCGCCGAGCTCGAGCAGCAGGTGGACGCCGTGGCCATCGCCCTCAATGAGTCGGTGTCGGAAATGCGCGAGGAACTCACGGCGCTTAAAGGGCGCGTCAGCAAACTGGATATGGGCAAACTGCGAGGTGCAGCATGACCATCGCGAGAGACGAAAAGGGGTGGTTCAAAAAGGGCGTCTCGGGCAACCCTGGAGGGCGCTCAGTCAAGCTGCAGCGCATCAGGCGCAAGCTCGAGAAACTGGACCCGATTGCGCTGCAGACACTGCGGGAATTGTTTGATTCGGAGGATGTGCAGGTCCGGATTGAGGCCCTGAAATTCTGGGGGAAATACCGTCTCCCTGTGCCGCGCGAAACCAAAGAAGAGCAGCAGCAGAGGGCTGGCGTCCCTGTCCTCCCGGCTCACATTGCCGCACGCCTGGCGGCGATGGACGAGGTGCAGTGATGGGCGCGCCATGGGGACGTGGATGGAGGCCTGGGTACACCCACGGCGTGTCTGAGGGCCGTTGGACCCCGGTCAGCGACGGCAAGATGCGCTACGAGCGGGCCAATCCTCAGCACTACCCGACGCCCGACAGCGAGGCGTACCAGCGAGGGTGGGAGAGGATTTTTGGCCAGAAAGACGAGACGTGCCAGACGAGCTCCGACGACTCCTGAATGGCCTGACGCCAGAGGAGCGTGAGGTGTTGCAGATACAGGCTCGCCACGACTGCTGGAGGCGTGGCGACCTGCGATACAAGCTTCACTCCGGATGGGTGCCCATATACGAGGAGATATTCGCGCGACCAGAGGTGACTCGGTGGGTGCTGGAGATTGCGCGCAAATGGGGCAAGACGTATTTCCTGGTCACCCTCTGCGCGATGCTGTGTCTGCGTCACCAGCGTGCACGCATCCCGTATGGAGCGCCGACCCTCAAGCACCTTGAGGAATTCGTCCTGCCGGTGCTGGACGAGGTATCCGCCGATGCGCCGGAGGACGTGCGCCCCGTCTATGAGCCGTCGACGGGCCATTGGTATTTCCCCAGCACTGGAAGTTGGGTGCACTTTTTCGGCGCCGACGACAAACGCAAGGCAGACCGCGGCCGTGGACCGAAGGCGCTGGCGGCAGTATTCGACGAGGCCGGATTCACGCCAGTCTTGCAGTATGTGCTGTCGTCCATCTTCCGCCCGTCCATGCTGCACGGGTCGCTATTCACCATCGTTTCCAGTACGCCTGCGCCAGAGCCGGACCACGACTTCACGCGCATCTGTGAGGTGGCGGAGGCAAACAACGCCCTGTTCCACCGGGACATATTCTCCAATCCGCTGCTGACTCAGGAGCAGATTGAGAAGTTCATCTGCGACGACGCGCGCGACAATGGGATGACGCGCGATGAGTACGTGGCGTCCTCTGCGTTCCGCCGCGAGTACCTGGCAGAGCGGGTGGTCGACACGACGCTCGTTGTCATGGGTGACGACTGGCTCAAGGCGCGCCCAACCGCGCTCGTGGAATGGAAGCGTCCCCAATTTTTTGACGCGTATGAGGTATGGGATTTCGGCGGCGCAGACCCTCGGGCCGTGCTGTTTGGGTACTGGGATTTTGCCCACGCAACCCTGGTCATCGAGGACGAGGTGAATTTGCGCGGGCAGGAGAACACCGCGGACCTCGCAAAGGCGGTCAAGGCCAAGGAGGCGGAGCTGTACGGAGTGAATGCCTGGGACGGCACGATGCGCGCCATCCGCGAGGAGAGGATGGATGACCGCATCGCCGCGCTGCTGCCGCCCGAGGAGGTGGAGCGCATCCGTCACGCAGAGCAGGCGCCGCTGCAGCCGTACCTGCGCATCTGTGACCACAACCTCGAGACGGCGCGCGACCTGTGGACCATCCACGGGCTCGCCATGGTGCCGGCGGAGAAGGGCGAGCTCGCGGCCCGCGTCAACGAAACCAGGGTTGCACTGAGGCAGGGGCGCATCCGCATTCATCCGAGGTGCAAAGACCTGGACCGACAACTGCGCACGTCGGAATGGACGAGCCCGCGCGCAACGGACTTTCGGCGCAAGTCGGGCGAACATGCGGACCTGCTTTGGTGTCTCATCACCATGTGGCACAACGTCCGGAAGAATCGAAACCCCGCCCCATTCATCCCGCCGGCGGACCCGGTGCAGGCGCTCATCGAGGCGAGAAGGCGTGAGGCGTCGGGACTGAAGAGAATTGCGTTTGGAAGGCGTTGACTTTTCCAACAGTGCGTGTTTGACTTTTGCGCGTTGGACGGAAGGCTCGTCCTCCGACGCCTCATGCGCGGCGCGGTTGCCCCGCGACGGTGGAGGGGATGACCCGGAGTCCTGGACGGTGCAGTAGCGGCGCGGTTGCCCCGTGAATGCATCTCGGACGGAAGGTCAAACAACCCTTTTGCGCCAAGGGCGCCAACACCGAGGTTTCCAATGGCAGGAGAGAATACGCAGGCAACGTACGATGCGTACAAGGAGCGGTACGCGCAGGGTGGTCCGCAGAATGTCGTCCCGAATTCGGCCATTCTCCGGCGCCTCATTCGGATGTCGGACGAGCTGACTGGCGACAGCTACCAGCAGGCCGTCACCCTGACGCTCGAGCACGGATTCAGCTACGGCGGCGCGTCGAGCACCGCCGCGTTGACGCTGTCGAATCCCGTCGCCGCGACCGTCAAGCCCGCGTCGTCCAGCGGCTACAGTCTGACCGGTCGCGCGCGCGTCACCTACGCGGCGGCGTCCCGGGCGGCCACGTCGCAACAGGCGTTCGGGAAGCTGTGGGACCAGATTCTCGTGAACCTCAAGCTCGGCCACGAAAAGCGCGCGGAGCTCTCGTTCCTCCGCGGACAAAAGGGCCTCGGCATTGTCCAGGGCGTCAACACAGGCGTCATCACCATCACTCCCGAGTCCTGGAGCCCGACCATCTGGGCGGGTATGGAGGGCGCGGTCCTCGAGGCATTCACCACGGATGCGGCGACGGCGACGCAGCATGACGGCGATTTGGTCATCACCAAGGTCAATTTCGCGAACCGGCAAATCACTGTATCCGGTACGTCGACCAGCGTGGCCCAAAACGACGTGCTCTTTTTTAAGGGCGCTAAGACCACGACCTCGTGGAATGAGGGCGCGGGCCTTGTGAAGATTGCGCAGAACTCCGGAACGCTATTCGGGATTGATGCGGCCAGCTATGCGCTGTGGGCCGGCAATACGGTGTCCTCGTTCGGCACGCCATCCATGGGCAAGTTCCTTGCGGCGGCCACCATGGCGGTCGACAAGGGCCTTGAGGAAAAGGTCATGCTCCTGGTCAACCCGATGGCGTGGGAGTACCTCAACGCGGACCTCGCGTCGTCTCGCGAATTCGATGGCTCTTACACTCGCGAGAAGGCGGAGAACGGCGCTCAGCGCATCAGCTACTACGGGCAGTCGGGTGAAATGGAGGTGCGCGCTCACCCGTACCTGTGGCGCTCCGAGGCCGTCATCTTCCCGCTGAGTCCGTACCTCCGCGTCGGCTCGGCGGACGTGGGAATGGGCGTGCCGGGTCTGCCCGACAGCAACAACATCTTTTTTCACGACACCTCGACCGACACGATGGAGGCGCGGACCTTCTCCGACGTGGCGATGTTCTGCCGCCAGCCGTCGACCAGCGTCTACATCTCCGGCATTAGCTACCCGTAGCGCCACCGGGAACGGGCCGGCTTGCCCCGGTCGGCCCGTTCCTTCCATGACGGGGCGAGGATTGAGTCATGGCGAATTCGAGCCTCATGGTGGTGGTGGATGGCATCGACCCGCTCAATTCGGAGGGTCGAGAGGGTCACGAGCTGTTGTCGAGACTCGAGAAGTACATTCACGGCGCGAACAACGGCGCAAAGCGTGTCAACGCTGTGTTCGTCTGGGAGGGCAACGGCGACGCGCCGGCACAGGCCGTTGGAGAGCTGGCTCTGTCGTCGGTGGTTGCAACGGATGCATGCACCGTAGGAGGCGTCACATTCACCGCGGTCGCGAGCAACCCGGACGAAGAGGAATTCGAGGTTGGGCAGGATGACGGCGAGACGGCAGAGAATCTCGCGGCGGCCATAAACGCACATCCCGACCTGGCGGGAGTGGTGACGGCCGAGGCGGATGGGACAGATGTCATCATCACCTGCCTCATTCCCGGCGTGGTTGGAAACCATCTGCATTTGAGCTCGGCGGACGCTAGCATCACGGCGACGGCGTTTTCGGGCGGGTCCGGCGGCAATGTGGCGCCGAGGGTGGTGCAGCCGTGAGTGACGCGCAGCGAGAGGCGCGCATGGCGGCGCTGGAGGAGCTCATCGCGCAGATGGACGAGGACATCGCCACGTCCCATCTGCCGGACGAGCCGGAGCCCGAGGCGGCGCCGGAGCCCGAAGTGCCGCCAGAGGTAGCCGAGGAGCTGTCGGACGCAGACGCCCAGCTCGTCGCATCCAACCTGGAATCGATTCTCTCATGAGGTAGGCAGTGGCGGACTACACGACAGCGGGCCTCCTCGCATCCATTCGGCGACGGGCCATGCTGCCGTCCGCCGCGTCGGCCGGCACAACGGATACCGACCTGTTGGCCCTCGCCAACGAGGAGCTGATTCTCGGTCTCGCGGCCGACCTGATGCGCGTCCGCGAGGAATACCTCCTGACGTACACCGACGTGCCGATTGACGGCGTGGAGTACCGTATTCCGTCGCGGGCCGTTGGGCAGATGCTGCAGCGGGTGCAGCTCCGCGACAGCTCCGGCCTCGAGATGGACCTGACGCGCCTGCGAGGACCTCAGGTGTCGCAGTACTCGGCGACCGGACTCGAGCCGTTTGGCTACCGGCTGCGCGGCAACACGCTCCTGCTGGTGCCGTCGGCGGACACGTCATTCACGACGTTGCGGATGGAGTATGCCATCCGCCCGTCCGAGCTGACGGCAACGGCATCCGACTTCAAGGTCATCACCGGCATCGACGAGGATTTGAATCAGGTGGATGTCTCCAGTGCATCTGGGTTCTCGACGCTGACTCCGCTTGACTTCGTCAGCAGCACGCCGGGCTTTGATGTGTTGCAGGCGGAGGTGCTGCCAATCAATCTCATCGGCAACACCTTTGTTTTCGCGTCGCTGCCAAAGGGGCTGAAGGTCGGCGATTACCTCTGCCTGGCCGGCAAATCCCCGGTACCCACCATTCCGCTTGAGTACCACCAGGTCCTCGCACAGCGCGTGGCCATCACCGTGTGCGCTGCGCTGGGTGACTGGGTGGCGGTGGACCGACTCAATGGCGAGCTCGCAAAGATGGAGAAGGAGGCCGGTGTAACGCTCGTTTCGCCTCGGACTCCGGATTCTCCTCGTAAGGTATTGGCGACACGTAATGCGCTGAATCCGCACGGTCGGCGCCTGCTGGGGAGGGTGTGGTAATGGCTCAGCAGGAGGTTGTGTTGCGCGCCCTTGGCTACATGACGCAGGGCAACCGCCTCAACGGCCCAGAGGGCGGAATGTCTGTCGCGACCAACATCGACCTCGAGCGGCCCAACGTCGCCCGTCCTCGGCGTGGATTCGCGGAGCAGACCATCACCGACGCAGACCGAATCCATAAAATCATCCCGTTCGACGGGACGGTGCTCGCCCACTGGGACGAGGCGGGCACCTACCGTCTCTCGTACCTGGACCCGAGCACGACGAGCTGGATTGCGCTGTCTGGCATCCATGAGCCGCCGTCTAATGTGCGCCGCATGCGTCATGCGCAGGTTGCTGGCTGCCTCGCTCTCACGTCGCGACTGGGAATCCTCCGTTTGGATTCCGGCACCGGAATGCCGGTGTTTGCCGGTGCACCGAAGGGCATCGGCTTTGACCCGGAGAATTCGTCAGCGTCAGACGACCCGAGCGGAATCCTCGAGCCTCAGCGACAGGTGGCCTATCGCTACTGCCTGTCGACGAGGGATGGACTCGGGCGTTTGATTCGGGGCTCTCCGAGCGGACGTCTCATTGTGCAAAACACCAACAGCTCCGGAGGCAACAACAAGAAGCCGACCGTTCGCGTGTTGCTGCCGATGCAAAACGGCACGGAGTCAACGCCGCTCGGCGAGTCATACGTTCTCAGCGTCTATCGAACATCCCAGTCCGTGGACCTCTCCACCGAGCCGCTCGAGGACTACGCCCTCATCTACGAGGCCAACCTCACGTCCACGGACATCGTCAACGGCTATGTGGATGTAACGGACGTGACGCCAGATGCGCTCCGTGGCAGCGCGCTGCCGGAGAATCCGACCATCAATGGCATCCTCTCGGCAAACGAGCCGCCGCCGTTTGCGTATGAAGTGGTGAGCTGGAAGGGTTGCCTGGTTGGATTCAATACCCGGCTTCGACAGAGGATTGAATTCCGCATCCTTGCCGTTGGTGGTTCGGAGGGGATTCAGGATGGAGACACGCTCGTCATCTCTCGCGACACAGCGACAGTAACCGTGACGGCCAAAACAGCGCCGAGCTCGCCCGATGAATACAGGCTGGAGAATACAGGGAGCGCGTCGCTGGACATCATGCTGACGGCACAAAACCTGTGCGCCGCCATCAACCGGCACAGCAGCAATACGCTGGTGTACGCCTACTATCTGGGAAACCCACTGGACCCGCGCAGTCTCGGACACATCCTGCTCGAGGACAGGACGGCGGCGGAATTTGGATTCAGCCTCTTCACCGGGAGCGGCAGCAAATCGCTGTGCTTCGAGCCGGCCATTACCGAGGTTGGCCTGACGTCCGAGACGGATGCATGGGGGGATGGGTGGTTTATTTCCAAGCCGTCACAGCCAGACAGCGTGCCGCTGCCAAACCTCAATCGCCTTGGTACTGGCGAGGAGATTGTAGCGGCCGCCGCGTTGGATGAGTCGCTATTCATTTTCACCGACTCCAACATCTACCGGATGACTGGTGAGCCGCCTCTGGGTGTCGGCGACACCGGGACGCTGCGCATCGAGCGGGTGCGTGCGGCGATGGGGTGTCTGGCTCCGGAGACGGTGTGCGTTCTGGCGGGCGCCGTCTATGCGCTCACGACGAAGGGCGTCGTGGCCGTCAATGACAGCGGCGTGCGTCTCGTGTCAGAGCCGCTGCGACCCGAGCTGGAGGGGATGATTCAGCTACTCGCACAGGACGCAGGCGAGGACGAAAAGGATGTCCGCTGGTCCCATTGGTTTGCGGTGTCGCATGAGTCCGAGCATCGATATCTCCTCGGACTGACGGACTCGGATGCCAGTGTGCAGGCATCCAGTCTCTGGGTGTATCACGCGCTCGTCGACGCCTGGTCGAGATGGGCGGTGGACGCCAACTGTGGCGCGGAGCATCCGGAGAGCCGTGTGTTGTACCTGGGGGCCAGCGACGACGGAGACAATGTGGAATGCCGCGTGCTCGTCCAGCGGTCCATTGTCGACCCGGCCCGGTACATGGACGGCAACAGCGGCGACATGGGAAACTACCCGTGCAGCCTGCGATGGCTGCCATTCACCGGTGGCAATCCCGGCCTCAGTAAGCATTTCCAGGAGGTCGCGGCCATTTGGGAGAATGGCGCTCCGAGCACGAGCGTTGGATTCTCTATCGTCGGCACGCATGGGGCCGACACGGTGACGGCAGCGGCGCAGGCCAATCGTTCGACTCGGGTGCTGGTGCCTCGGCCAGCGCGTCGAGGCAACGCGCTTGAGGTTGAGCTGACCATCACATCGGGCAATTGGGCGCTCTCCGGCGTCGCGCTGAAATTCGACGCATATTCAGAGAGGGTAAGCAAATGACGGCGACTTTCATTCGCAAGAAGACGCCGCGCGCCGACGAGCTGATGGAGATGCCGGAGGAGCGGCGTTGGAGCGCCATCTGCGATGCGCTACGCATGCTCGAGGACGATACGGAAAAGGCACTGGCGGGCGGACTGACGCTCGCGAATCTCCGCATCCAACGCAACACCATCGCCGTCAAGACTGGCGCGACGGTGGAGGAGGGATTCCCTGTCAGAGTCGCGCTCAATAGCAAAATGGGCATGCCGCTGAGGGTGGAGGTGGCCCGCATCCAGAATC